GTTGTCTGTCTAACTAATAACTCGAATAAAATACCGGTATTGCGATATTTTGAATGTTTTATTGCCATAATTTTTATACAAGTCGACTAGTAATAAATATCTATATATTTAATCTAAGCCATCTTTAATATTGTCTTCACTTAGAAGATCTGACTCTTCAAATAGGTTAACTTTTCTGCCTTTTTTACCTCCAAACATCTTCTCAAGAGAGCCTTTTGTTTTTAAGAACTCTGCCATTGTAGACTCAAGGGCTAATGGGCTGCCTCCTTTGAAGTTAGTTTTAAGGCTATTCTCACCAGTTTCCGCATCTTTCTTGTATGCTGAAGCTCCTAATGGATCACGGCCAAATGCAGAACCATCTGTAGAAATGATAGAAGTCTGTGTTTTAGGACGTCCTGGTCCAACTTCTTTCTCATCATATCCTTGTGGTACATTCAATACAGAGTCTTCTTTACCACCATACAAACTAGCTATTTGGTGAGGTGTTCCATAGGCTTGTCCAGATTCTGCTGGGTCATTACCCTCTTCTTGGATCTGTGCATATCTAAAGTTACGCTTCTTGTCTTCAATGATCATGTCTTCTAGCTCAGCATATTGATCTTCTGAGAAGTGGAAGATCTTGTCATACATGAAGTCACGAGGTAAGATTCCAGCTTCCATCGCATTCTTAGCAAGATCGATCTTCTCTTTGAATAGAGCGATTCTCTCTTGGTCGTAAATGATAGATGGATTAGTTAACGACAATGTAAAGTTAGCTGCACTCTCATTAGTATAGCCATGAGCATACAAATGAACTAGAGCTATCTTAGTCAACTCGCTAATAACAATACGTTGTAGTCTTTCAACTGTTCTAGCAAAACGAATATCTTCTGCAGCAAGTGTTGCTTTACCAGTTAGATCTTTTTCATAGCCCATAAAGGCTTTAGGTATCTTAAGAGCTGCAAATAACTTCTCACGGAAGTAAGCAACGTCTTCAATACCATTATACTCAAGACCTTTTGTAGTATCAATCTTTGTAGAGGTATCATTTCCACGAACAGGAATAAAGAAGTCCTCTAGAAGATTTTGCTGATTGTATTTCAAGTTATAGTTACCAGTATTAGGATCCATCAAAGGAGCCTTCTTCATCTTGTTGATCATTCTTTGCATGTAGTTGTCAACTTCACCTGGAGGAATTGCTCCTACATTTACATAGAATATACGGCGCTCAGGTGCACGAACAATACGGTGAATCAACATCGCATCTTCAATCAATACATACTGCTTAAATAATTTACGAGCAGGCTCAAGATAAGATCTACCGTAAGGTAAGTAGTTAACATCACCAGTCAATCTAAAGTGGGCCATCTCATAGTTATCAAACCAAACACCAGAATCACGATTTTGTTGTGAGCTATATCCAGTAGATGATGCTAATGTCGCATTAGGATCGTATTTGAAACGAACCTCTTGCGGGTTTTGTGGGTTATAACCTTCTTCACGAATAATATTGTAAGCAGAGAATGGGATAACATTGTACACACCATACTTTTCAGCGATCTCTAACTTCAAATAGAAGTCGCCATACTTACACATGTTACGAATCCAGCTCCACAAGTTGAATTCAATGTTAAGTACAGAATAGAATAAGTTGTAAAGTAGCTTTTGAATGTTCTCATCAGAAGATCTTATTTGTAGAACTTCACCTTGTTCATTCTTCAATGTACATTCGTCAGCTACAATGTCTAGAGCAGAACAACAGATAGCATCCGTATCCATTGCATCGTAGTCAGCATAGATTTGTACACGTGCTGATTGATAGTTTTGTGCTAGGTTTAGGTTAACACCATACGCTGTTGACGTAGTATAAACCTTGTTGAACCTATCAATTAATGAGTTTGTCTGAATAACACCTGATCTTTGAATAGTATCGGTGTCAATTACCTTTAACATATCTCCACCTTCATTACGAATAATGACGTCTGTAGAAAACAAACGTCTCAAGGTCGAGAATAAGTTATTTTGTTTTTGTTGTTCTGCCATTTTTATTTTATTATAAAAGCCAAGTTAAATCCTGTGCTTCTCCACCTTGAGGAGTAGATATATTCATACTCCACGGGTTTTGATTATATGTGTTATTTGCATTATAGGCAACACTAGTATCTTCAGTTTTAGTGTAGCTGTTTAATGCAGCATGGGTTAAGCTATCAGCAGTTTTACGGTATCTAAGGCTTGTTTCTCTCAGATACATTGCAATTGAAAACGACATCACTAGGTCATCGTTATACGACTGCATTGCTTGGGCTTTACCATTTTTCCAAATGAAGACTCTAAGCTCTTCAAGTAGCCTGATCGATCTGATTATCGCTACTTTATTCTCTACAAAGTCTCTCATCTTTTCTATAACTAAAGGTCTGGACTGGGTTGTTGTTGAGAACCCTGGAACCAAACCTGTTTGACTGTTATACTTGTCTACAAACTTAGTAAAATCACTTGCATGATCTTGCTTGTAACTATAGTAAACATTCGTGTAACCTCTTTCTGTTATTGACTGAATAACGTCCCAACCTATGTTCGCATTTTCTACAACTAGTAGAGCAGTGTTATATTCAGCCGCTATACTTAGTAGTATATTTGCGTACTCTCTTGTATCAACTTGTGACTTGTATTCAGCTACTTGTGTCACAGTCTCAACGTCTATAACATGAAATGCAGAATAGTCATTACCATCACCACGAGCCACGTCCGCTATAACTGCGTAATATTTCAAAGGATCTGGATATTCCCAAATCCATAACGCTTTGTCAAGACCTCTTCTTTCAATTGGATCTTGCAACATATTCTGTTCATACCATGCTAAGACATCAGGCTCAATAACAGTATTACCAGAAGTTGCAAAGTCACAATCACACTCTTGAGCAGCGTTACGTTTACCTAATGTTCTATCTTGTTCATCACGCCAAACTTGATCACGTTCAGGGTGTACTGTCCAAGGTAGTGATATCGGTAAAAACCTGTTTTCTTGCTCTTGTGCTAGCGTATATGTTTTGTGAAACCAGTTACCTACACCATTAGGAGTAGACAACGCAACACATCCACCACCAGTAGCAAGCGTTTGTTGAGCTGCTGTGAATATCGTTTCAATATTATCGATAAACGCAGCCTCATCTATTACTAGAAGAGATACAGCTTCAGAACGACCAGCATCACCAGCAGCGCTTACCGCTTTAATCTGCGATCCGTTTTGAAGCCTTAAACTCAATCTATTATCTTCAGACGCTCCTATTTTAAGCCAAGATGGTAAGTTCTGATAAGCAAATCTCACCTTAGTTACCATGTTCTTGGCTGTTTCTTGCTTAGTAGCAATAACAAGAACGTTCTTATCTCTATTAAACAACATTAACCATAATGAATAAGCAGAAACAAGAGTAGAGATACCTAACTGTCTTGACTTATTGATTATAGAATAGTCATGCTTTTGAAACAGTTTTAAAACCTTCTCTTGAAACGGATAGAGATCAAAGTATTGTCTGCCTTTTTGTGGGTGCTGGATCATGTAGTACTTCTTCATGAAGTGAACTGGATCCGTCGCACACTTAACAAACTCCTCTTTAATCCTTTCTTTTATATTCTGTTGTTCAGACATATTTTATTTTATGAGTATACCGGCTACTAAGCCTGCTACTCCGATTATAACCTTTTCTAACTTACCAAACTTTAGTTTTAAGTTTTTCTTTCTAATATCTGCTTTCAAACCGTCAATTTGGATTTTATAATTATTAGCCTGCTCAACTCTCTCTTTGTCGATAGCAATATAATTCTGCTCTTTCTTTCTAAGATCTACAATAACTAAGTCTTTATTCTTAACAAGAGTATCTAATGTTTGTATAGTGTTGTCTTGTGTTTTGATGATGTCTTTACTAACAATCAACTGCTTCACATCAACTACTATTTGCTTAGATACTTCTAAAGGAAGATGTGTTGTATCTTGACTTGTATTAGTAAATTGAACAGGGTAAGCTGCCATAAAGAAGCTGTCTACTTGTGTAGGAGTATATACTAAAGCTTGTTCAGCATCTTTCAACTCATCTTTAAGACCTCCTATCTTATCTTTTAAACCATCAATACGATCTGTCAACAAGGTGTTAGTCTCTTCTAGATACTGTATGTTAGACTCTAAACTATCATTTTGTAACTTGATAGAGTCAATACGATTTTCTAAAGAGTCTATCTTTTGCTCGTATGGTTTAGTATCGAAATCAGAATTACACCCTGGGTATAAGAATAGCCACCAAAGTAAACCAAGACCTAATACTAATACGGTTATTTTAGTCCATTGGTTCTTCATCGGTGTCAGTTTCAGGTGTTTCAATTTGTTGAATTTGTTGCTTCAAAAGCTTTAAACGGTCAGGCATGTTACCTACTTCTTTTTTATAAGCAGCTACATCTTTTAGTTTCAAAGAGCCGTCTGGAGCTTTGATTGCATGCTTTGCTAATACTGCCTTTACTTTCTTTTGAAGATCAGCATACTCTTTTTTCTTCTTGTAAAGGTCTCTAAAATCCTTGTCAGTCTGCTTCAGATCTGCCTTGGATGGTCCATCCTCGTCACTTCCTACGTCTTCACGAATCTTGGAAATGATAGTGAGGTTGTTTTCTACTAAATACTTTTCTAAGTTAAATGACATGTTCGTACATTTACTTATAAATATTTATCATTCACTTAAATCTTGCTGAGTGGCAGCCACGGCACGTCTAAAAGGCCTAGACAATTCTAGCCATTTATCATAATCATATCTGATTCCAAATAGATAATACTCATCAGGTTTAGCTTCTGACTTCGGGTATTGCACAGCCGCCACCTTTGGAGAGTGCGGTTTTATCTTCCCTTGATCATCTTCATAAACGTGAAAAATGGTGCCTTCGATTGTTTTGATAGTTCTGTATGCGGCGTCTTTCTTTCCCATATAAACGATTTATGGGTAAATATACAAAAAAAAGTTGAAATAAAAAAATTTATTTTTAGACGTTAAAATTGACGCTCTGATCTCCAACAACGTCAACGTCTATAGGAAGTGTACTAGAATCTTCTTCTGTCAACTCTTCTTCTTTTATCTTAGATGGATCTAGAATACCTGATAGTGCTGTCCAGTATCTATAGCGGCCAGTCTTTTCTCCTTTTAACTTTTCGCTTGTGCTTTTAAACCTTACTTGAATTCTAACTTGATCTCCTACTTTGTCAGAATAGCTATTATCTATTTTATGTAATTTAGGATTAGTAAAGTTTGAGCTTGTAGATAAAACATATTCTGCACATGCCGGGGAATTAGATCCAAACTTCTCACGACCAGACATAGCTTCTTTTGTGAAAGCTATTTTAAAAGCTTTATTTGATGCAAATAGCTTTTTTAAAAGATCCATTGCTTTTTTATGAAGTGCTTCTGCCTTGTTAATATCTGCGTCACTACCTTTTTTAAGAGCTCCGCCAACTGTTCCTTTTTTAGTATATCCAACTTGAACAAATTGACTGATAGTATCTTTTAATTCTTGATACAAAGGAGACTTCTCAATACCTGCTACATTTTTTATGGCCGCAGCTAAAGTAGCTTCAGATTCATTTTTACCTGCTGATAATAACTGGGCATTACCTGCTTTAACAGACACTCTAGCAGAGCCTAGCATAACGTCTGTTTTAGGAGTATTATCTATAGCTCCAAAG